ATGATTTTAAAGATGCGGAACATCTTATGAAAGTGATGAGAGAATTAATTTTATATCAGGCTAGTATGAACTAAAAACGTGTCCCTCTCCCAGTAGAGGGGGTATCAAGAAAGGAATAAGCGGTATGAAAGTTAGTCTGGTATTTCTGGATTGGTATAACCAGGATATGAAGAGTGTATATAATACCGAAGAAGGAGTTTCTTTATCACTTACCGATTTTCATTCAGGGTCTACTTTTGAAGCCAAAGTAGACCTTGATCCTGAACAAGAACACCAACTAAAGACCGTGTTGGAAGAAGGATATGTACCTATCTTCTATATTAAACACAAGGATACAAAATCATGAACGACACATTAGTAACTTACCACGGGGCAAGCCACCGTGGTTCCCTGTGCCTAAATTTTATGGCCATATTAATAGTAGGCATAGTTGGTACATTATTAACATTTGCCCGCAGATATAAAAATCCTGATGAAAGCGCGGGAATAGGCATTGCAGGATGGACATTATTCATAATAATCCTACTGCTATTGAGCATGTCTGCAGATTCTCAAGATTTACATGCTAATAATTTCAATGAGATAACATCGTTCGTGTTTAATGAATTACAATTAAATGAGAACGATAATCTTAGTGCTGAGGCTCGAAGGTCCTTTGAAATACGCAATGCACGCGCGGCCACAGGTCTATTTGCTACAGAGCAGATGATCAATCTGGCGTTTTACCGCGGACAAAAGAGTGGCGAGATCATGCCAGTACGCATTCTTATGGACTGGCGTGAAAGTGACGCATCACCTGGTATATTTAAAGTTATAGGCTACAATGGTACAGTAATTATTATTTTAATGACTCGAACGAATATTGCGGTATTCACTAACAACAACTAACTAGGTATAAATGACTACGGGCTACAAACAGACGTAATTTATGTTAATTCCTCTGAAATAGAATACTTGGGTCCCGAGGAAGAGGGAATACGCGAGCTTGGACTTAAATCAGGAGCCACCTTTGACATTGCTGATACTGCAACGAATACGCAGCTAGTATTTGATGCAATGGACGGTAAAATACAATAATTCACTGCACTTATATATGCCTCGGCAAAGGGCGTGTCGGGGCATTTTAATCACAAGGAACCTATGGAAAACACAATAAAACATTCAAATAAAAATGCTGGGACTGAGACACAGCGGGAAATACCCTCCGTACTCGATGATTTGGAAACTCGTATTATGGAAATAGAAGAAGCTATTAATCGATTATACGTACGAGTAAAGCCGGTACTAGGTGGCAATCCTACTACCGAGCCAGATAGCCGGGATACAAAAGCGTGTCGGAGCGAGATCGCTGAAATTATAAATAAATATTGCGATAAACTCGAATTCTTAACGGACAGTTTAAACAATATAACAGATCAAATAGAATTATGAACGATATATACACAAGTTATCTGCACGATATGGATGTCGTTGATTTGCATGAGTCCGTGCTAGAAACACTAGATGATCTAAAAGAAAGATTCCATTGGGCTAAAGACGACTACAGCCTGGATGACGCCGAAAACTTCGTTGCTATGTGCGACAACACGCATCGAATCTTTGCAGTACGCAGATCATCTAATGGACGCTTTCTAGGTATAGTGTCTTTAACCATGATATCCGTATGCAATAAGACTGCACTTTTGGGTTGCTGGGTAAGAAAAAGTGAAGCCGGTAAGGGCATAGCTACGGAAGCCATGCAGCAAATGATAGCTTATGCGAGTCGAAATTATCCAGACGTACATCGTATCGAAGTCTTGTGTGCTGAAGATAACTTAGCTATGCAAAAATGTATGGAAAAGCTTAAAGCTAACAAGGAGGGCATCTTAAAGCATCGCATATGGAGAAGTGGTAAAGTTTACGATGCGTATATTTATTCATTTATAAAAAGGAACCCAAGATGAAACCTATCGAAATAGCTAGATCATTAACTCCGGAAATGATTCAATGGCAAGCTATACAAACCTGGAATGGAATACTACCACAAGTTACGGGACCTGGGGGTATTCCTCTCGTAACTATTCCACAGCCGTAATTATATAATTAGGTAGGGGATAACTCCCCTCCCAATATTTTAGAGAGCATTATGAAGCTAATTGAGTACGATCATCAATTCAACACAGCACGCCGTAGAGTTGAGTTCGCCGGCAAACAGTATACTAAAATCACACCTGACCAAATGGAGTTATTGTCGGATCTAAATATGGATCCGGATACTTTTGCTGAAATAAAAGATGCCCATGACAATCAGGGTGCAGAGATTTATTTAACACAACATCAGGATGATGAGTTAATATTTCCGGGAGGAAGTGCCTACGATTTGGAACATAGAGGGTTCATAATAGAACCCATAAATCTGGTAGAAGATAAAGTGATAATGATTGTTGGTTTTTATGCAGTTAAATACAAAAAGATTAGTCAGGATATCACAGGTTACTTATTGATTACAACACATGATGATTCCGGAACATATACATTTTTATTAATACAAGTATGATAATTTCAATTAATTATAAGAAAGACAATAGAGACAATATCTATGAAATAGATACTGATCGAATAGATCAAACAAATCCCGACAACACAAATTTGTTAACCTTTTTATTAAGGGCGGTTAAGCTTGATCAACCTGTGATCGATAGACATAAAGTCATCGAGTCACATTTAAGAAATAATCCAAGAGACGTGGTAATAGGAGCAGCGCATATAGACTGCTGTGTAGAGGTGCATTCGGATGAAGCTAGAGAAAATTTATAAAAAAGCATCTACAGGTAAAATTGTAGAGTGGGAAGTGGAGATACAAGGAAATAAATTCCGTACTATCACTGGGCAACAAGGCGGTAAAAAAGTTACTAGTAAATGGAAAGAGTGTGCTGGTAAAAATGTTGGAAAGAAAAATGAAACTACTCCAGAAGAGCAGGCTCTTAAAGAGGCACAAGCTGCAAGAACAAAAAAGCTCGAAAAAGACTATAAAGAAAATGTAGCTGAGATCGAAGATCTGGAATACTTTAAACCAATGTTGGCATATGAGTATGAAAAAGATCGCCAATATTACCCATGCTATTCACAACCAAAATTAGATGGAATACGCGCGGTAGCTACCAAAGACTGGATTAAGTCTCGTAACGGTAAACTATTCTATTCGATCCCGCACATTGAAGTAGAACTTAGAAAAATATTTGAAAAATACCCGAACGTTGTTATAGATGGTGAATTGTATAACCATAAATACAAAGATGATTTCAATGCTATAACATCTATAGTTCGGAGAACTAAACTGAGTGAAAACGATTTAAAGAAATCCAGGGATTATATTCAATATTGGGTATATGATATATACTTACCCGACCAATCCGATAAAAACTTTGGATACCGCTTTGAAGGGCTAAGGTTAATCATTGATAGGCTGGATGTTAGAGATCCAATTGTCCTAGTACCTACAGCCCCAATAAACGATAAAAAGCAACTAGACACTATGTATGAAAATTACATAGATGCTGGTTATGAAGGGCAAATTATAAGGCTCAACAAGCCTTATGAAAATAAACGAACAAAGTCATTATTAAAACGAAAAGAGTTTATTATGGACGAGTTCATAATCAAGAACATTGTAGAGGGCGAAGGTAATAGGTCCGGAACAGCAGGATATATTGAGACGATAACAAAATCCGGAAAAGCATTTAGATCTAACCTGAAGGGCTCGTTTAAATATCTGGAAAAGGTTTTAAAGAATAAGGAAAACTTAATTGGTAAAACCGCAACAATAAGATATTTTAGATTAACTCCGGACGGAATTCCCAGATTCCCTTACGTAATAGCAATTGACAGAAAAGACTATGAATAATTATGAGATGTTTCGTGATCTTATGGATGATAGAAGGTTTAAAGATTTTTTGGAAGCTAATTCAGCTGATGATTTTATTGCCGAAATAGATGGCGTGAGAGTTAGGCACCCGTTTACCCACAAATCCTCATGGAGAACAAAAGGGGCCGCAAGACAGGCTGCCCGAGAATTTGTAAGAGTGGCTATAAGAGATACATTTATAAACAAGCATCGTAGCGGACAGTTTTCACACGTGCCGTTCTCATATAGTGATTTAGAGGACTTTACCCGAACTGTGGAATATGAGGAATGGGAAAAAGATCACATGGAAATACTTAAATTAAACCCCGGGCCTTAAAAACCCGGGGTATTTTTTTAGCCTACGAGATTGGGATTTCTCTGCCAATAGCCTCTTTAGTCTTTGGTAACACGACTTTCAATAGGCCATTGTTTAACTCGGCTTTTGCATTATCGATATCTACGGAGGTACCGATGTGATAGGATTTATTAATTTCCCTAGTAGTGTATTCATTTTTTAGTTCTCCGTAGATAGTTAGATATTGATTATTATATGTTATGCCGTTTTGGCATAAAGTGCAACAATCTTGTCATGACAAAAGTTCCTAATCTGACAATTTGACTTTCTCCAAAAAATTTCGTATAATTAGATATCTAACCAAACAGAAGTCATGACAGCTATGAAACGGCTCTACGAAGCAGCCAAACTAATTCCAGCGTATTTTAATCTAGTAGTACAGAATTATAATTACGTGATATTTATTGTACCCTTCAGTTTTAAATTGGGGATATTTGTATCCGCAATATGTGCGTGGGTGCTAGGGTTAGGAGGTGCTATCCCAATAGCTATAGGTGGACTATCTGCGATAGCGTTTGAGGTGGTAAGCTTCTTCGTATTCTCCAAAATAACAAAAGACAACTCAGAAATAGACGATCCATTAACATCCTTCATACTCCTACAGTATTCATCCGGACATGGTGAGATATCAGAATTCGATCTATATGTTATATGGTCTACTAGATTAGTAATTTATCTGATGATAACTTTGGGTGTGGCATTAGGATGGAATATACTAAGCCTACTCGGATTAATATTATTCTTAGCAGTATCAGTACATCTTTCCGGACGTTAATTTTCCTTTAAATACCATACAGTTATTTTATAAATTCCAGTGGATTTAATAAAAGCTGCATCCTCTTTATAGATTTGGACTGACGGATCATTGAGCAAGGCTTCGTACCTATGTCTTTGATCCGGCATGTCCAATTCAAATACTTCTACTCGTTTACTCTTCGACTCGTTCGCTCTCATTTTCTTGATGTTCCCATTCGTGACTACATGCTTCATTCTCGGCATGTTTAGATAGTTCGTCGTTCTTCTCTTCATAATATGGAACAACGATTTCTTCTTTACATTGCTTACATTTATATTTATACATTACGCCATATTTTTCCATCATCGTTGCTCACCTCCTGCCGCTGCCATCATGTTTCTTAATCGGTTAATCACAAACCCGAATGTTAACGGCATAGACTTGGCAAGGTCTTTTAATGCAGCGTCTTGTTCTCTGGGCTGCATACCGCTAAGTTGTATAGCATACCTTTGTATGATATTGCTAGGATCTTCATTAGGAGCTTGCATCTCAAGCATTAGCTCTTCTGTGAATTTACGTTCCTGAATTCGTGCGGTCTCATCGATTAGCGCTTCTTGTGCACGGGCTTGTCCTTTAGCTTGATGTTCCATACCTTTAGCTTGAGCTTTTGCTTCCGCCGTCATCATATCGCGTTGACGATCAACCTGATCACGTGATTGGTTCTTAAGCATTCTCTTATTTTCTTCATAATCGATTCCCGACTCAGTCAGTATGTATTCATCCGCTAATTTACCAGTTTGTGACAGCATTAGTAAGAATTCTTTGTGTTGTGCATCGTCTGACATTTTGAATTTCTGGAACCGTATCTTTACCGGAGGATATTTTAGAAATCCTTTTATTTTTGGAATAACGAAAAAGTTTAAAAACTCTGCAAGCTGTTCACGATATTGCAGGAAGTGGTTCTCTACAATACGTAATGACACTGAACTGCTAGTCCAGGTACTTCCACCTTTAATGAACTCGATAGGAACACCAAAACTATTAATAATGCTTTCTTCTAGGAACTTCATTTCCGGAGTTGCGTTGAGCATTTTTGCTTGTCCACCTAATTGCTGTAGACCCATAGGTATTGGAAATATTCCAATATGATTTGGATCTTGTCGCCAACGACCAACTTGGGTTTCTACTTGCGATCTCCATTTACCTAGGTTAATTTGTGTATTATGATTTATAAATCCTAGAGATAAATACGATTTTGTTGCATCCTCAACTTCAAAGGCGGCTATCACAGCATTTTCAATTTTTTCAATTTTATTTATTTTAACGGTAATAAAATTATCATAAATAGTATATCTGTTATTTAAATCTTTGGTGTATCTGTTCTGTGTTTTAAATCCAAATTCTTTTGCCAATTGTTCAGCTTGATATCCTGTTAATTTTAATTGATAGCATTTTCCAACCGGACCATCATGAGAATAAGACTTATCGCGCACAATAGTTGGATAATACCCCAATGAAATAAGATGTTCTCGTATTTCGACAATTAAATTTAGATTAATAGACTTCAAGGCTAATCGTGGAAATTTATTTTTTTCATAGAAAAATGTACCATCTCCTTGATATACTCCTTTTAATAGCGATATTAATTGGGATCTATTTAATTCAGGTAATTTTCTTGTTGTTTTGCATGTGCATTTATTACCCAATAAGTTAGAGAACATTTTCTGTAAATAAACGCTGTATTTAGCGACTGAAGTTGAATTACCACGAGTATACACTTTTGATTCAGATTCAGGTAACCAGGAATCAAGAATTTTTTTAATTAGTTGATAATAATTTTGCTCTTTTGTATGAAACGCAAATTCTACTTTACCAGTTTCATAAGAACATCCCTCAGCTAAATATAGCCCAAATAATTGTAACACTTCATTCGTTAACTCAATTTTTTCAGGTAGATTATGTTTGCATTTTCTTAGCTGCTCTCCTAAAAGATTTTTTGTTAGTAAATATTTAGTAGGAAGATTTTTAATTTTTTTGCGTGGATAAACAATTAAATCGTCCGTTGTCAACTCACTAGCGGACTTCCACTTTATTTCTTGAGTATCGTACACCCTAAAAGGATGCACGTTAGTTGCCGTGGGATTAAAACTGGATAATCCATGAATATGTATTTTGTATAAATTCTGAGCTAATTCAAATTTTAACTCTTTTATTTTAGTATATTTATGGTTTTCGGTTATAAGAATATCGTTTTTAGTTAACTCTCCAGCCTGTTTTATTCCGTCTTTAGTTAATATAAAAGAATCTACATCTAAACAGTATGGATCAATTGTGCCTTGACTACTTGGGAACACACTTCTCATAGGAACTAAGTGGTCCGCAACAATAGCCTCGTTACCTCGTCGTAGCGTTTGTAGGTACCAAAGCATTGGTATAGCTGGAAGTATAAGAGGTTTACCCCACCCCATATCTTCTTCGGCCAGTGTAGGTCGTTTAAAGTGATATAGGTTACCGGGATCTAGTTCAATTCGTTTTCCGGATTTCAGCGCCTCAATAAAGATCGCAGGAGTTGTCTCTAGAACAGGTTTTCTACCAGCGTTTATAGCCTTACGTATACGCGGATGTATTGTATAATAGTATTTACTATCTCCCGTTAGTTCGTCGTACTCTATGTCGATACTTTCTGGATTCCAACGTATGAATTTTAAAGCTTTAGGGCTTTTTGAATAATGATCTTGTATTTTAAAGGTTACGGCTTCACGACCACATTTTTCACATTTACCCACAAAGTTATAGTTAGTAAATTTATATTTAGTCTGCTCTATTGGATTCTCGAATCCACACTCAGTGCACTTCAAGAATCTTTTAAATTTCATGTTGGCCGATATAATTGCGTTACCATAGGTAAAATAATCCAGACCAACTTCAATTAAAAATGATTTCAGTTTTAAATGGTAGTTAAATAGCTCCACGTATTCGCTTTGTATTCCAGGGTCATTTGCTCCCTCGAATATAAAATCTGTGACTGGATACTCTGCGAGCTTAAATATTACATTGTGTATAAATTCGTTTTTGTAAAAGAATATTTTACATATACGAAATAAATGTTTAACTGTTTTCGGGTAGTATAGCCTAGACAGGTCGAAAAACGGATTTGGATAATTCAATCTGGTTCCATAACGTTCCGCTGGGGCCACGTTAAGGAACTCACGTCCTAATGTATTTGGCATTTGTTACTCCTTTGATTTTTTATCTAAGTACATTGAAATTGCTAAAAGTTTATGCGCTTGTATATCTTCGGGAGTGTCGTCACTTAACGGAAAAGGTCCGTTCTTTGATTTTTTGAGAGCCTTTTCATAATATGGATTGTCCAAACCTAGATGAGGCGGATACACAAATACTCCAGCATCGTTGAACATTGCGCGGATATATGCCAATATCTCTTCTGTGAATTCACGATCTGGGTAAAGCTTTTTTGCAACATCTAAGGCGTACCATATTTGTTCTGGTGAACACCCCTCGACTTTAGTAAAGTCAGGTACTATTTTGTTTAATGCTAAAACTATATTTTCGAATGATACAAAATTTTCCCAAAAATGGCGTGTGTTTCTAAGCACCAGTAATGCCATTAACTGGTTAAATTCTTCTTCTGATAAACTTGGATGAAGTTGTCGTAGAGTTTCTGGTTCTATTACTTCACCTGAATTAATAATTTCTGGTAGTGTCATTTTGCTGCCGCCTCATGCATATCCTTTTTAGTAACTTTTTCTGCTGTCTTTTCTTGCGCAATCTTTTCCAAAGTCTTGTAAACTTTAGTTCGACTATACCATTTATCACCAATCTTAACTTGATCTACTTCAGTTCTTGGGCGTAACAACTCGTCGTGTAGCTGTTCGCGTTTCATCGGATGCATTCGCCTTAGCTTATCATCCAGTTTAAATCCTAGTTTTCTTAATCCCATAAGCCACGTATCTCTTTTAAAATCTTTCATTATGGTTCAGGAAATCCTATTGTCCATTCAACTATATACTTTGTATTTGCGTCTAGCGGGGTATCCGGAGTTTGTGTCGCGAACACAGTTTCTAGCGCGTCCTCTATTCGATTATACCCTAACTGTAAAAATGATATTGTTACTGCACTAGTGGCTAAATAATAGGCTGCGAATGTAATTTCATTAGTATTACCATCCCCACCATCGACAATATCTACTCCGAATTCGTCATCTGATAGTTTTCTACCGCCCACACTATCCCCAGATACTAATTCAGTAAACAACATGTCTGTTACAGGTTCGGCATCAGTACCTCCGAGGTTAAAGTGTCCGGTAAAGAACGACCTTACAGCCGCATATAATAAATTACTATTGACCTGGTTAGGCTTAATAATAATGTCTTTTGGCACCCAGAGCCCATTCTCTGATTTTAATATTATTTCTTTAGTGTATCCGTACATTTAAACCTCAGTCTCTAGTAATAATTCCCAGTTTACAATTAATCGTTGGTGAGGATTTAATTCTATTGTATCCTGTGCTGGTAAAACATGATAAGCAAATTGTGCATAGGTACCGAAAGTTTCTGGAAATTCCACTAGAATTAAATCATCGGTCACCGTCGCAAATCCACTATGTCCTAACATAAAAGACCTTAGATTGACTGTATTTCCGGTAGTGTTTTCCCAATATCCAACGATCTCTCCTAACTGAGTAGTACCGTCGGCTCCACTAGCCAAGTCCACACCAAATTCGTCATTGGATGGTCTTCTAATAACATATAGATTTCCGTCACTTTGCAAATCTCCCGGAGCTGCATACATCCTGTCTACAGCGGCAGGACCAGCTGGCTGGCCAGGCTCCTCCCAATTAAAGTTACCATATCCAACTGCTGAGGCCCAAAGATTTCTGGTAGTACTCGTAAGAGCATTGTACACAGTCTTTTCTTTTATTAGGCACCATTTACCGTCTATTCTATCGAACCAGCTAAAACGAATCCTACCTCGTGCTTTTATTTTTTCTTTCATAATAAATTAATTAATTCATCCTTTACTGGTGTAGGCAATGATTCAAAAACATCTAGTCCTTCATCACTTTTTAAACCTGTTAATGTGGTTTCATCAACCAGATCAGTGTCTAGATTTTTTAGTTTTGCTAACGTTACCTCTTTACCAGCGTATTTAACTGAAGCCTCTTTTTGCATGCCGAATACAGATAATACTGGATCTTCAATACCTCGACCCCAATATTTGTAGTTACCTGTTTCTATATCGGCATCATATAACAAGCTTGCTGTTTTTGTAACACCATTAAAATCTTTTTGAAGCAGAATATCATCATAAATATCAGCATCTGTTTCATATAAATATGATTTACGTATTGTAACATGTTTTTCAAAATCTGGGTTAAACGTCTTGGATGATAAATGTGCATACTTCTCCAATTTGGTATTTTCTATTTTAACACCTAGAGACCTTGCAGATTTTATAACGTTTGCGGTATATTCACATGCCTCTTGTGGACTGAATTGGCTAGCGCGCTTTTCAAAATAATTAACTGCGGTTTGCACGTTATCTTTTGTAGAAATTGGGTATTTCTTTGCAGCGGGGAGCGCGTAAGCAATCTTAGTAATTCTCTGCAATTTGGACTCCTTTTTAAACCAGTTAGCTTGATTAATATTAGCTAGGTTAACATAGTTAGTCGTAGGTTTTTCTTTTGCATATTTCTCAAGCTCTTTAGGGAAGTCCAACCCATAAAATTTAGCAGCTTTCTTGAGAAAGTAGCCTGCGGTTTTTGCTAATTCATCGGGGATTTCGTCTGCTATTTCTCTAAGTATTCCGATGTTTAGTTTAGATAAATATTTATCAAACGTAGCATATTTTTTTAACGTACCTACATGTGGATGATGCACAATTAAAGCAAAATCCTCATCCGGACGATCTTCATACTCTTCTGACGACGGTATGTAGGCATTTTTTATCAGTTCATCGTCGCCTCTACTTACTTGGGCTACTAACTCTATCTGCCCATTAGTGACATAGTCGGTAACATCATACGCCCTACTTGCGAATTTTTTCATCTTTTCTCCTTAGTTCATTAAGAAATTTATTAGTGCGGTTACAGCGCCGGATATGAGGGCAGAAATAATACCACCCTGTAATCTCATTTTTGTTTTAAGTTCGGCAATGTCTTTTGCGTTCAATATTCTTTCACTACTAACATCCTGTACAAATTTGATATGTTCTTTCCTCAACTCTTTGATTTCTTCATTTTGACGTTGTAATTCGGCGAGAACGTGTTGTCCCCATTTTACCCATCCATCTTCTCTCTCGATATTTGAAGAAATCATAAATCTACACTCTCTGTAGGACTATATATTCCTACATAATTAATTACTTTGTCCTTGGTAAAGACCGGATAAATCTCTAATTTAGCTTTAAACATGCTCCCGTCTTTCTTTTTATTAGTTACAATCCCACACCAGAATCCTTTTTCTTTTAATTCTTGTTTTAGCTTTGCAGTATCTAAATCAGATTCTTCATGTCTCATTACGATTGGATTTTTGCCTATCAGCTCTTCTTTGCTATAATCAGTATGTTGTTCAAATGCTGGATTAACATACACTATCAGTGGTTCAGGGTCTAATTTATCTCCAGTAATTAATACTGGATCAGACATATCATCTATTGTCTTTTTGAAGATAACGTCAATCTCTTCTATTAAATCTAAAGCCTCCATTAGTTCTGATATATCCGTAAGAACTGATAACACTAGATTCCTGCCTTCATGCTCTATACGTACAGAATATACGGATAACTTTATTACTCTATCCTTAACCAAGGCCAGTTGTTTGTGTTGGCACGAATTTTTACTTTTACTTACCAAATCTAACCAACAACCTTCCAAATCCTGCTTAGAATGTCCATAGAAATATGACAATAATTCAGAGCCTATTAATTCTTCTTTGGATTTTTCGAATAATTTTATGGCTTTCCAACTTACTTCGCGTATCTTACCATTAACATCGTGTATTATTATTGCATCATTTACGCTGTCAAGAATTGTTTCCAAAAACTTTAATAGGCTCCGTATTTCTAGATCTCTATCCTCAAGTTCTTTAGTTAATTTCTCAAGATTTTCTATATTGTTACTCATCTTCTAATTCGAGAAAGTGCTCTCGTAATATTTCTAAATCTCTCCAGTTTAAATCAATCCCATCTAGATCATTTTGCTTTATTTTGAATCCATCAGGAATCTCTATAGCCGTATCTAGAAGGTCGGCCTCTTCTTTTATATAGTTTTCAACATTCTCTTTCGGTATATTGTATTTTCCAGACTCGACCATAATTGTCTCGCCTTTTTCGTCTTTCATCTCTTCGCCTTCGGGATCCTTCTGTGGAACCATCTCGGCAGTCCCATATTTTCTCCAAAGGTTTGTTCTATGAGTATGGAAATTCTGCATTTCCTCTAAACATATTTTTGCTAGCCTTCCTATTCTCATAGTGGCTCCTATTGTTTTTCCAGATCTGGGTGTCCATTGTTGCCCATCCTTTCGATCCGAATCAACAAAAAATAGCTTTAAGAGCGCAGATTCGGCTAACATTAAATCATTCAATGTGATTTTCATCGTACTAGTTCTTCCTTTCAATTGATATTTAATTATACTAATTTATAATTAAAAATGCAATTTATTGAATTCCTTCTCCCTCAGGTACTGTTATAGGACCACTTACCACCCAGTCAGTATATAAACCTTGTGATTCCCAATTAGGATTATTCTGGTTGTAATGCCGTAAACGCGCGAGTATTGTATCGCCTTCCGATCCGGGAGGAGACCATGTTCCCCCAACTGTACCGGCTGCATGAAACTGTGTTTGTCCGAATGCTCCAAAATTAAATGAAAACTGTACTTGAGTTTCATATTCTGTATAGCCGCTAGCCCATTCCAATCTACCAGAACCAATACCTCCAGGACCAAACTCCCACTTGGTTATTGTAGGCATAGTAGATGGATTGAACGTATCTTCATCAGGCGGTTCTGGTGGTTCTGGAGACTCGCCATCTGCAGTGTAAATAGGTATCCATCCTATGTCATCACCGAATTTAATTTGTACATATGATGCTGGTTCTCCAGTAATGTCTGGATTATCCTCTACCCCAGCATCCATTCTTATAATTTTTTTGAAATGCGCAGATACAGCTGTATCTACCTCGTCTGCGTTGTTATGCGTAAAACCAAATCCGGAAGCTCCATTTATTACAATACCGTTAGTTGGTGCTACTACTGGTGTATTACCAAACCCTACAGCCAAATTTCCATTTATTTGTAGGCTACTGCCAGGAACATCCATATTTATTCCCACACCTCTGAAGCGATAACCCACAGGATATTCATTAACACTTCTAGTCCGTAAAACTATATGTCCCCAGTTTTCCTCTATAACGGTGCGATAACGAACGTTTGCTAATTCTTCTTCTTTTTTAATTTGGACCCAGTTCCTCCATATCCAATCAGGTTTTGACATATTATTTTCATCATGAGGCCTATGACCGTACAGGTGTAATATTACACTTCCAGTAGGGCCGTCAGTGGTGCGGTTTTGGTAGAATGAATACCTCATTGGAACTCCAACGCTCATACCTTCACCTTGGAATCTAGCTCCATCGTTATTAGAGAATATAATAGCAGGTTTCGCACTCGCGTTTGCATGCCAGCTTCGCAGCCTTAGCGCTGGGGCCCTCCAAGCAGCATCAGCATTATCTGATGGGTGTGTGGGCATAATTGTTGGATGAATACCTAAGGTAGGAGTATGTCCGTCCCAAGATCTCCAGCCTTGATGCCATATTGGTCCAGCATGAAAGAATCTTGGACGATATAGATTTAAATGTCGCCTATCAGTGACGCTAGTAGGTAAGCTATTAAAAAAGAAGGCTCTAGCTAATACAAGTGAATTACTAGGAGCAGCTGTACCAGTATTCTGAAGAACAATTTCATAGGATCCAACCTCCTCTAATTGTGAAGTAATATCCGATGATTCCCCCTCGTAGTAAAAACCATCCTGAACGGGAACCGATGCCCCTGTAGCTTCCGTGGTATATCTTATATATACATCCTGTGGCATGGTGGTTGGGTATAATCCACTATCTATTGTTATGTTCTGTGTAACCCGAATAAAATTGAAGTTTGGGGTAATAGCTATACCTGGCCTAATAATTAAATCATTGCCCTCAATGGTAACTTGTAAGTTTCTGTCATAGCCGTCTACATCATTTCCATAAGCCACTACACCGTATGTACGCACGGCAGCATCAGATTTGTTTTTTAAGTTATCCCTGCTAAAATCCTGTATTCTATTAAATATGTCAGGTAAACTTAATCGCGTTCCTTTTTTTACTAATACTCTATTCATATTGTGTCCTTAAAATGTTATCTTTGTTCTGCATGTTACCGGTACAAATGCCGGAACTGGTTGTGGTGAAAAACTGGTATCCTGTGCGTATTGCGTTCCATCGGAAGAGAGGTCCCTTCCTAATATGATTGAAACAATGTCTGCTGTAGCTTCATGTGTAAATAGTCCGGAAAATTCTGCATATTCATATGAAGATGGTGATGATATACTAAATGAAGTTAATGCTTTATTGACACCCTCAGGCTCATGTCTAGCCTGCATACTATTGGGTACTTCATCAAATACCCCAGTTACGAATGCTTTGGCCAACATGTTTATGAAATCATGTGTTACCCAGGTTAACTTATTCACACGTAATGTGTAAGCTACAACCATAGTTTGGCCCTCAGTTACAATTATTGGGGTTGATAGGCTTCTATATGCGTATATCAGATCATTACTATCAATATTAAGAGCATTTAATGGAGAAAGCGCAACTACAGAAAACTGTGTGGTTGAGACAGCTGTATAAATGGATTGGAAAGTTGCAAAGTTGCTGTTACCATCTCCACCAGCTATTAGATCTACGCCTCGTTCTGCGGGATTAGATTCCTTATATGCTCTGATTAAAGGAAATGGATCCGATACTACTGATTCTCCCTCGTGAAGGTATATACTTTGTATATGGCCGTCCCCAGGAGTCTCACCTGTAGCCACGAAGTCTCCAGTGCTTACAGCACGAGCGCAGGCCTGTTTCAATTCATCTCGTATTGTGTTTTTGAAATGTAGCTTTTCCACTATATTTCCAGACTCTATTATGGAAATAACTAATTCCCCTGTTATTTGTAATTGCATCCTCATTCTCCAGTTTAATAAAAATTTACCGTATAATCAATAGTATACTTGCTATCCGCGTCAAAATATCTATTTACCTCAATGCTTCCGTATTCTTCAAAACTTCCTAACTCTAAATCTTGCTCGTAATAAACTAAGTGTATGGATTCTATCGTAGTGTCTTCTAAAACCTCCGCGTATGCACTAAAAGTGGCAAATGTCTCTACACCGTCTCCACCGCCGATTAAATCAACTCCAGGAGTATCGTTGCTAGGCTTAAGGCCAAATAGATAATCATAAGCACCAAATTTAAAAGCCATGTGTACCACAGGTTTCCCCGGTCCAGTGGGCGCTAAAATACCGTGGGACAATGCTCTTGGTGCAGATACAACTAGATTATTATGTAATTGGTTATTACCAGAGTACTCTCGATGTAACACCCATAATCCATTTCTCTTAACGTATATTTTTTCTTTTACAAATCCCTGCATTTAACTTCCTCCGACTAGCGCATTAGCGGTGTATGTCCACTCAACCGTCAGCTTCTGCCACGGATCTAGCTCTACAGGAACTGCGTCATAGGATAAATAATCAAAATCTGATGTTCCAGTATGTCGCAAATACAATATAGAAATAGTTTGCTGTTGACCTGTATTATTTAACCAGTAAGCTGACCAAGTTACATTATCTACTAAGCTTCCACCCGATATTATGCTAATACCCGGCTCGTGAGTTGATATATCTAAAAAATCTATGCCATTACCTTCTGGGAGCATATCAGCTTGTATTCTATTAGCTTCCGGGAATTCCCCGGTGACTAATGCCTGAGCTAACAATGTCTTAGTATCAGTTAACACCGTATTATTGTCTTCAAAACTTTTTACGGGAACCCATTTATCACCCACCTTTTCGGACCAGATAAATTTAATAATACCTCGCCCTTTTAATTTATTTTTATAATGGTTCAATTGTCTCATTTAATTCATCATCCATATCATGTATATCGTGTAGAGGCTCCATTATATCTGGATCAGATGTTGTCTCTGTAATACTATCTTCAACCTCTTGCTCATCTTCTAGACCTAGTTCAACTAAAGGAAGAACTATTTCAACTATTTCGTCTACTACCCGCTGACTATCAAAAAAGCCTTGGTTGTTACCCATAGAGAATTCAGTTTCTATAGATATATCTAACCCGTCTAATGCACCTGATTCTGCAAAGGTTGTTAGTCTGCCCATAATTATAGAATCAATTAGTTGTACATTCTCTGGCCGAATAAACGGCGGTGCGTCTGGCGGATCTTCAGGCCATTCATTTACTAAACTATCAAATAATAATGGGTCGTCACTATAGCTTAGTAATTCAACACCTTCAGCTATTATATCAAACTTCTTAACTTCCCCATCAGGTATCGGCTCTAGATTCTCGGGAAATAAATACTCGTCTGTCCCGCCATCGTGCTCAATAAAAACTCGGTATTGAGTACCATCTAATGTAGACGTTAGCATTCCAGCATTGTAAGCAAAAGGCATTCCTCTAGAGATAGCCAATAAATCTTTTAGATTTTTTAAACTTGGAGCTTGTAGCTGCTTGTAACTTAGCGCCCAAACTAAATATTTTAAATGAGTATATAAAGTTTCATCGCTAGTATCCTCTTTGAATGTGTTGTAGTCATCCAGGTATTCTAGCTTAAAGTCTACAAACTGGCACCATACATCCATTAAAACTGGATTAATTTTTCGTATTTCTTCTACGTAAAGCTTCAATGTGTTTACAGGAAATCGTGAGTCGAAATCTGGTATGGTTGCTGTCCATTTTATAGTGCCATTGTTAATAAGCTCGTAGTCAACACCTTGAGTATATTGTGTGCCGGTCTCTGAATGTTCAATAATGGGAATGTCAAATGACCATTTAGGCACATTAAACATAAATTTAAAATCTGTTTCACCCGGCTCTGGTAAGATAACATTTTTCTTGTTACCATTAAATACAAGTGTATAGAGTATAGGCCCTTCAGTAACAATGGGCGGTAGTACATCCATCACTCTGCTTTGCTGTAGTTGATACAAATTAATATTTAACTTTTGAGTAATGCCCGAGAAGGATAACCATATTTGCTCTATAAGATCTTTGTCCTCAAATGTACTCCAGGATGACCCTAGGTAATCCCAAAATTCTGAGGGTATAAACTTTTTAGTTTGCATTATTGTCTAGTAACTCCAGTTAGTTCCCAATTATCCGTAAAATATACTCTGAAATCTGGTCTTTCGTGTATGTTTGTTAGTTGTTGCTCAGATACAACTTGCCTTTTCTCATTGTATTCTGTTAATAAGATGTCCAATGACACAAGATCTACATGTGTAACTCCTATATCTCGAAGAGCTGATATTAGATTAGACACACTAATATTATCTTGCAGATTATTTACAAAATTCTTTACTGTAGTACGTACCTCGTTAATGGATACATTACCTACAAATTCTAGATTGTTTATAGTTACAATTATTGGTGGATATATTTTTGCTAGATTATCCACACCAACTAGTCTATACTCAGGACTCTCTATAAAAGTTTGAATATCTTGACCATCTAAATAGTATCTATATGTAACTACTACTTGAGCACCTTCAAGTGGAATTTGATCTTCCTGAGATTCCGGAACAAAATGTAGTACGGGAGATTCTTGTGTAGAGAAAGCTAGACTGCCTTGATCCGGAGATGTTAACCACCAATCTTCCCCCGCTATAAGCGTTCCCCCACCTGATAACTCAACTTGTAATATGGTGTGTAGTGGCAGATTAACGCCCTCAGCTGCTAAATCAACTTGTAAGCTAGGAGGTATAGTAATTTCAGAAGTAGTGGCAATTACTATCTTAGTTGGGTCATTTACATATATGTCAGCCTTTCCTCCAGCGTGAACTCCAAACGGAGCATCCTTTTCAAGCGAGGTGTAGTATGTGGCAACTCGAGCATCACTTATAGATTCAGATGTTTCGTTCATAACCATAATGTTAATATGTCCCGACGCATCTAGATAATTTCCTATTAGATCAGAATCTTGGAATAATATATCAGGCTGATCTAGGAAACGTTGTCCCGGAAGTGCATCAGTATCTCCGATAAAATCCCATTCAGATGTATTGGGGTTATATATATACGATACTAGTCCAAAGTTGTCTCCGTCTTTACCGAATCCAAAATATTTAAATGATATATTTGCTCCAGGTGCAAACACTGCGGAGTCTGGCTTAAATCTAAACATAGCAATAGCATATGTTCCGGAGAGGGCTCGAATGCGTATATTGTTATAAAACCATTCACTACCTTTGGTACCTAAGACACTAATCCCAAAGTATGGCCCTCGTGCTCTTGGGACATACGGTCCTTTTTCCATAATTAAATATTCTTCATGATCCGTCGGTGGGGTTTCGCTTGTTCCTTCCCATAGTTCTAATTTTAAACTAACTCTATGTTCATTGGCTTCAGATGGATGGTGATCAATAGTAAATCTAAAACTGTAATCGGTATCGAGCTGTATAGGGAATTCCCGACTAGCCGCTAGAAATGAATTCTCCCCGGTATCCTGCACAATCATGTACGGATTAATAAAAAAGTCTTTAGTTAACGGGTTGTTGTCCACTAAGTAAACGTTGTAATCTGAGTCATGAGGAGATCCTTCCGGAGGTACGGATTTTTTCCAAGCAAAACCTAAACCACTGGCTGGATCAAAATATTCGTCTTCGACGATATCACGACCAACTGTTACATAAGACAACTGTCCTAATTCCGAGGTGTCATTCGTGCTAAACGTGCCAGTAATCTCTATGTTTTGAGTTGTAGCTATCGGAGCATGCATTAGTGGATAGAAATTTAACATTTCCTCCGGCTCTAATTTACGTCGTAATGAATTTAATGTATTTTGTAATTTGTTTTGCATAATTAAATAACCTCTTCTCCCATCGGAGCAGTCTGCTGTTTAACTTGTTCCAACAGACTACTTAGTTCTTTGATAAATCCAGAAGTCAAGTTAACTGTTTCTACGGTTGCGTCGGGATCGAATTTAACGCCTAATCTAACTCGATTATCTTCAACTTGTATTTCTCTATCGTCACGCAACTGACCCGGAAATAAAGCAGAATCTGAAAGTGTCCATACATCTTCACGCAAGTCCGAAAAATCGTCTTCTAGTAATAGTCTAGAATTCACAGTGGCCGTATGGCTACTAAATGCATAGATACCTGCGTAGGCTTCGTTGCTAAACTCGATACCTCCCAGATCTTCATCAGAAAACTGTTCTGGAGTAAATTGATTCAAAACATCACGTAGATTTTGTATTAATGATCCACTCGCTTCATCGATTAGTAGTGGATCGATATAAAGTAGAAACTTGTATGCGCTGCTTTGTGGGAATGGATCTGATGCTTGTCCTCTATGTTTACCTTTAAAATCTAGTATATGAAAATTATAAAAGAAATTCAACCCATTGACTACGAGGTCGCGTATCATTTCCTCGTCGTTTATTCCCTTAACAGTAACATTTTTGACCGTTGGAAATTTCTCTTTAATAGTTGTTTCTATACTTTTTGAACTACCGAAGCTTCTAGAAATAACCGATTTAAAAATACGATCAACAAATTCAGTTTTAGTTTCAGAAAGGGCCACATCACTGAACGCGGAAAAGTTAGTTACGTTAATCGGTTCCGGAATAACATTTGTGGAAATTATCTCTTCTGGGTCGATCACGTATTCACTTCCAGGCTCTAATGCTCTAACTCGTATAGACCCGGTCGAGTATAGGGGTGCTCTAGCAGTGCTATTCTCCATAGTACTTGCGGTAACTATGTAGTTTCTAACCGCTACGTAAGTTCTTCCATCCTCTGTATAGAACTCAGCTCCCTCTGGAATTTCTACAGTAGTGGGGACCTCGTATAGTAATTCTACATCGCCAATTACGTGTGTTTCTCCCTGCGGAGCTACCAAGAAGTTGGAGCCTATTGCGAAAAGCTCTTCCCAATCCATGACTTCTGGATTACTTAGTCCCAGATTATCCCATAAAAAGTATAACTGGGAATTAAATGGTGATAGCATTGAGCTACCAGGATTAATTACTAAATCAGTTATCGGAGAACTATTTGATAGATCTAAGTCTGGATATTCTTCCGAAACGATGCGTTTTATATATTCTCTTAAATTGTTCATAATGGTATAGTAAACCTATATTCTTTATTTTCTTCATTAATTACTTCTAAAGTAACATGAAATGTAGTTGGATCGGATGGATTTTGCTCCACATTTATTAAATTTAACTCTAGTAATTTTTGACTATCCGGAAGTAATTGATCCTGCTGTTCAGTTATTACCGAAGATTCAACATCGGAAATACCCAGCTGAACCACAGTCGTTACGTGATCCAATGTAATATTCTGTGTATTACCAGGTATTGTTGCGAATTCACTTCCTACTTCCGGAGAAAATAAATTTGAATTTAATTTAGTTAACAGTATTTTTATTATTTTTTCTAGCAAGACGGATTCATTGGATATTCGCCTAGGTTTTTTATCGCGTAGCCCGGAACGAAGCAATCCTGTCTCCTCATCCACGAAGTATATGCTTAATGATTTCATACGTCTCTATATCTTAATTTATCGTTGTTGCTTTGAATGTTTGATTGCTCGTCTACTTTATCTGGACAACGCTCCCTCACGAAAGCCACCAATTCAGCTACGGCTTGCCCACCACCTGCTAAGTATTTCATAATCCTTTTTGTAAAATCAAAATTACCGTCCTGTATTTCAGTGGCGACCGCGCTTAATATTCCAGGCGCATTCTTTACATTATTTAAATAATCTGCTACTGCGTTTACACTAGTAGATAGTATTGGATTATCGTGCGCATTAAATCTAGATAATGTTGATAATAGACGTCTATCCTCTTGCATGCATACATTAATTTTTCTTACAACCGTATTACATACTCCTATGCTGTGATTTAGATACCGGTGACTCAACGGCGCTCTAGCTATAATTTCTATAGAACTAACTAGGCTTCCTATTAACTCTTCGTGTATTTCAGCATTGTAGTCTTCTGCAGCCCCCATGATATTATTTAGTGCTATTGCATCCCTGGCGAGATTTTCTTGCAGTCGACCGGTCTCCTCCATTAAACCTTTATATTTTTCGAGTCCAGCCAACTGTGTAACCCATGCCGGAATTTTATACGTCAATGAAAAAGTATTACCATCAGCAATAGCTTCATCCATTTCATTGGATAGCCTTTCTAGTGTATTCTCAACATTAGATAGTGCGTTTAATAAATGTACTGCTAATCGCTGTACGTCTTCCCATTCACTCTCAAACATGTCTAGATTAGAAACAAGCTGTTTAATAACCAATCCTATAGGTATTAATCCAGTATTTTTTAGATGTTCTGGGATTGGAGGTAATTCACGTTCTGAGACTCTAGGGTCCAGATTAAATAATTGCTGACCTATCCATTTAGTAATACCACGACTACTTGCTATCTTGGAAATTATTCCGAAGTCAGGTATCCATCGAATAATTCTGCTAATTCTAACAGTCAAGTTATCTATAAACATTGTTTGTCGAGCTATTACCCTATTAAAATACTTTTCTTTTAAACGCTCAACTGTATTAGGTTGTCTAAAAATATCTCCAGAAATATTATATTGGCGTAGAGCATTTTTAGCAGCCTCTATGTTGGTATAAGCATTTCGGTGCAAACCCGTAGAATATATTCTAAACTGTTCTAATCTATTTCTAAGTCGTACTATGTTTGTTAACGCCCTATCCACATAACGCTTACTTCTACGCACCCGCAATAAAATACCATTTAGAGTTGCCAGACGATATCTAACTAACTCTCCAATGATTTGTCTGTAAATGACTATAAGATCCCTGTATATATGGATTCTCATTTCTAAATGCCGCTTAATATTATCTATTATAATTCCGGCAAATGCAAATTTAGCTTCCGAACTTAACACGGTAAATGTAGCTATACCAGCTATAACAGCACCAATATTTACTGAAGTTATTCCAAAATCTGCAAGAGCATTTTTAATACTTTTCTCAGCATGCCTTGATGCCTCTGAAAATACATACTCTCCTCCGGCCAGCAACACTTCTGCTAAAAAGGCGTTGGTGTCATCAAATATATTTTGTGTGACTGGTCTGCCTAGAAATCCGTTATATTTTGAAGCAGCAAAGGCATCGCTTTCTTCATCAGCGCGCTTTACTAATTCACGAATGTCTACATAACCATCTTGATATTTGCAGACTGAACTCATTACATCTTCCTCGATACTCTGTTAATTTCAGATGCTAGTCTTTTCTTCATATTTCTTATAGCGGTTTGTGATTTACCTAATCGTCTAGCTAACTCAGCAGTAGATGTTATTCTTGGCGCACCCCATAATCCGAACATATGTTCTAATAGTTTACGTTCCTCGTTATTGCTTAAGCTGTGATAAACGAAATGTGCAGCATCTAATGGTCGATCAGACTCAATAAAATGTGTACCAAACATTGGGTCAATTTCCTCATCGGCTGTTAGGTCCTTTCGCATTTCAAGCTGCATACGCTCTACTTCTCGCACATTCCAGCTCAGTGCATCAGCTAGTTCATATGTGTTGGGTTCTCTGCCCAGGTCCTGCTCCAGGTGAGATTTTATATTATTAAACTTGGATATAGTCAGTACTCTAGCCTCGGGAATTCTACCAACGTTTTGGTACTCAGCCACTTCACGACTTAAATGCCGTAGTTCATTTGTAACATGCGTACCTAAAGCAGCGCCTTTGGTTGGGTCGTAGGTTCTCAACGCTTTAGCAGCTAAAACCTTGGCTTTAGACTCTAAAAATGGTCTAGGAAGTGGGGCAGCTGAAAATTTATTAACCTGCTTTTGTAGCAGGGGATCCATGGACTTTATCAGATCGGTGAGGTGTTCCCCGCGACCGGTTTGTTTCCATTTTTGCCAAGTTTCAAATTCTTGTTCTCTTGTCATATCATTAATTATATTAAATTAAATTAAATTAATCAACTAGTCCCATCTTCCGGCTGCCCTAGCTGCTTTATGATGATCTGGTTTAAAAGCGATCTGTTCTCTGATTTTCTTTTCAACTTCTTCTAAATCCTGCTTTAATGAGTTGGCTCGTGCTAAATCCACAAGCCCATCTGGATCTCCAAATAACTCTTGGTTTATTTCATCTATTAATCTTGTATATTCCTCGTATAGAGCTAAATAACGTTCTAACCAATTAGCATACCCATCCTGCATAGGTGAATCATAAGCTTCTCTTATTTTATTCCGATCCATTAATATTTCTTTTGTCACAATCCAAGTCATTTGGAAGGACATAAGATTGTGTCGATCTGCTGTTTTGGATATGTTCAGCTGCACTGGATAACCTTGTAACATCATGCGATCTGCAGATAGTATAGCTATTCTTTGGCGTTCAGCCAATAGAGTAGCTCGTAAATGATCATTATATAATGACTGGAGCATTTGTCCCCACAGGTATTTTTCCTTGGGAGCGCCATCAAAGAAAGCGTCGGCCACTTCTCCGGAAAAAGTGTAAACTTTTGTACGTTCATTGAAAAAGTATAAAGCTGATGCACCAAAGGTCTCAACAATTTGAAATCTCTCCATCCTAGGTTTAGTTATATTTGTAATTATAAACTTATTAGTTTGGAGGTCTATTTTCTTTACATTAGGATTAATTGACCGAATCATGATTGTTGCCGGAAAATGTATGGGCGAGACTCCCGAAATAGGTTGCTTGTCTCTGGTGTATCCAATGAAATTTCCGGATTCATCTAATATCTCTTGTACGTTCTGGTTGGGTACTGTATACCAATCTGTATCGGCTTCTAATAGTTTTTTAGTATTAACCGGTTCATCTGGGGCCAAACTTCTTGGAGGAGCGTTCGGTGTAGGTATTTTTTTAACTTTTAGATCACTCATGCTATATCAAAAATTTCCTTTACTCTATCTTGTCTTTCTTGTACATATAAATTATCTGTTGGGTTCAATTCGTCTTGCCAAATGTTATCAATAGTGTCTACTTGACTATTAATAAAGGAAGCGTATTGTTTTTCAGTAACTAAATTTCTATGCGTAACATAGTTTTCAAACTCCACTTTATTAGTAGATGCCTCATATCTTCCAATTAGATTTTTCACTGCCGCCATAAATCTATCGTGTAAATCCTTGCCCTGCGCTTCTTTGGGAACCCAGTATTTTAGGCTTCCTCGTGTGTTTCCTGTAAGTTTATTATAATAATTTTCACCTATATTATCAAAGTTAAATTCTTGCTCAAACCATGGAAAGGTGTCCATAAACAGGTCGTCTAAAAATTCATAATTCATATTGAATTTCTCAGTGGGAATAGTGCGAACGTGGCTAAGCGCCAAGTTCTGAGTTATCTGCCCGCCGGCTGAAATGATAGTAGTTAGGTTAGTTATATTACCTAGAATTACAGGTAAATTTTTATCTATTATAAGAGCAGTGTGTCCTACTACCCGATAAGGATTGTAATCCACAGTTAGGTTTGCAGTACGAGCTTCGTATCTAGCGTTTTGAAAATCAAATTCGGCTCTTTTGATCCTAAAGTATACTGGATCACCTTTTTGCACATTTTTCTCAAAATTAGTTTTTAAACTATCTAAATTAGCAGCCTGCTCTATCACTGCCTTTCTAAGATTAAGCACCTCAGCTTTGGCTGGATTATCCTTCGCTTGTTCTTTAGAAGCTTTAGTCCCGTGCTTACTATATATAAACGCATTGAATATTCGATTGTGCTCCTGTGAAGACTTGGTATTAATTCCTTTGAACTTTTCCTCTTGGGTTATGCGTAATATACGGCTATGTTCTTTAACTTGATCGCCTCCAGAAAATATATTCTGCACTAAAACATGATGCGGAGCAACTATAGCCAATAACAAATTAATGGGCAATTCACGGTCTGCACCCTCCGGTATTTCAAGAGACGGAGATGTGCTTACTAATCTAGTAGGTTCCATTTCAATCGCTCTACTATAGTTTATAGTTCCTATTTGGTCGCTAAAAATAATATTACAAGTTAATGGAGAAAAGTTTGATGATATAGGGTGTGCAATGATCTTATATACATTACTGCCCGAACGTATTGGTGCGGAAATCTCAGATAATCTAAAAGCAAAACTATCTAACATTCGTCCAAAGACTTTAAGGATAGGATTAACATCGGCTAAGGCTCGCACAGTATTGGTAATATATTCAATAGTAGCTTGATTTATTACAATGTCCCTAGCAACTTCTGAATTAATAACTAAAGTTTTTTCGGACATTTTTAACGCCGAAGATATTCTACGATAAAAAGGGCTTAATGTTGTGTTGAGGTCTTGTACAGCCCTTTTTATTACAGAGTTCATTGGTTCGTCTGATAACCGATGAAGCGCATTAGCTAACTCTGTCATAGGAGACATCAAATCGTCGGCTTTTATATATTTTATTAATGATTGTTGAGTAGATCCATCTGGGAGTGGAGTCGCTATTCCATACACGGCTCTCTGCAACATTGATACTACAGATGCTTCATGAGGTATTATATAGTTTGCTGCCCAATTATATAGATTACCAACAAATTGTAGATTTACACTTCTACTGTCAGCGGTTCTTTGTAAAGTATATTGGTGTAGTTCCCCATCAAATAATAGATAATACTCTTTACCAATTCTATAGTAAATCTCCACTACGGTTCTGGGAAGTATAGACATTAATTTTTCCGTCGCAGGAAAGCTTATACTTGCTGTAGGTGCGTTACCATCCACTTCACTTATCTGAATACTATTAAAATTTACCTCAATACCTTCTAATTTAACCTTAGCATCAACTGCTACTGCCTTCATGGTTACCTTCCGTAATCTGCTGATTCCACACCTATACCACCAGCTTGTCTAACGGCAATACCTGTGGATCTCATTAATTGTAACATTGTTTGTATATTATGGGCCATACCAGTATTTACTTGTAGACCCACGTCCCTAAATATTTCATGTTCGGGCTCGCCCTCTTCGGGAATTATACCAAGCCTTTCAACGTCGATATTCATTTCTCGTAAGCTTTCTACCAAAGCTAGTCGACGACCTTCTGCGGTAACAGCACGTCGTTGAGTTTCTAGCCATGGACCTGGTCCGCCAGTGGCTCTTATAGTTCCCACTGGATCTGTTACGTTTGTTGTTGCTACTAACTGTTGAAAGAATTCTGGCTCTTCCTCACGAATTCTTTTTATTAGATCGTCAGTAGATAATTGTTCGCCTTCTTTCTTAGCATAAAACTCCATAAGCGGGTCTCTAATTTCATCAAAGGCTTCAAGGGTTGCATGAAGTCCGGACAATCTTTGTCGAACAATGTCTTCTTGACCTTCGGGGCTCCATACATACATAGACCTTTCATCTAAAATCCGGCGTAACTCACGAGAGCGGGCTGTTCTAGGATTCCATAAATTATGTTGTTCCAAAAACCTTGTATAGTCTTCCGGAGTACTTCCTAATAAGAATTCATCTAATTCTTGTATGCTCTCGAAACCTACTCGACGAAGCCGCTCGTCGGTTAAATCTGCCCTTTCAAGAACCCTTCGGTATTCCCGTCCGTGCCCTGGCCTATAAGGCTCTCGTACATCTTCTTCCCGCATTGGTGATTCTACTCCAGCATAATCTCCAGCTTCTAATACTCTATCTATAACATCATCAGCGATATTTGAGAAGTTTATACCCCCAGCAGCCACTGTAGGAACTTCGATTCCAAACGCACGTTCAAACCTCCTTTGTAGTCCACGTAATGGTCTGTGCCAATACTGATCCGCAGCACCTCTAAGAATAGCAGAACCTACGTCCATTGCACGACCAGCCGGTTCGCTCCATGCCCGATCCCATATTCTAGACCACGGAGAGGTTTCAGCCCCCCACATAGCCTCTCTAGCAAAATCAGCGCCCATAAACTGTATAGGCTCATTTATTAAACTAAACTCTCGCCACTCACGAACCGCAGATTGGTGGTCAAGACCTTGCCGCATTCTTAAACCAATATAATGTGCCGGATTAGTAACATCGACTCCTGCCCCAGCCATCATATTCATACGAGCTACGTTGTCTGCCATACTAAACATAAACTGCGTTCCAGCTGTATCCTGGGATATCCGACTTGGAAGCATCGCAGTTTGCGTTAGAAAATCTCCAACGTCACGAATATTTTGGACTGCTCCTAATGCTCGTTCGCCGAACGGCTGCCAATCCCCAGCACCCTGACCTGCTGTATAATGTAGGAATCCTTGTGTTCCAGTTGCCCATTGATAAGCACGCTGTTGCACATTCATAGCAATGTTTTCTATGCCACCAGCTTGTTGAATCATTTGTCTTGAATATAGACCCGGATGCTCTCTAAGCATAGTTAAAACTTCCATACCACTTAGAAAACCCCCACCCATATTAAGACCAAAACCTTGGGCTAGCTGTGCAGATTGCATTCCAAACTCTAACATTTCTGTACCACGATAACCTGCACGTCGCGCCATTGCATTTGTCATGGCAGCTGTTGTGGCGTAGTCGAATCCTTGGCCCTCTAATCCAAGGTCATCCATGCCACGCATAATTTGTAAAGCCTCTGATCGTGATACTCTTAGAGTACGCATTACGTCTCTATGCTGTGTAACAACTTGTCGCATCCTATCAGCATATTCCTCAGCCGATCTTACAAAATCAAAACCACCTATCTCGGTAAATTCTGCTTGTATCTCTTGTATGTCCGATCTGCCTAATCTTTCGCCCCTAACTGCGGGATCTCTACGCATAGCTTGAATAGAGTAAGCCAAATCTCGGGCCTCAGTACCTTCAATACGCCCACCAGCAAATCGCCACGATGTATCACGTATAAATCTTTCTGTGTCTTCTAACGCGATATGTCCACGACCAATGGTAGTTGCATATGCTGTATGCGCCATTCCACCAACGCGCTCTCCTGCCCAGCCTCCAATGGCTGCACCCCAAGGACCAAACCACGCGCCCGCTGCGGTTCCTGCAACCATTCCACCGGCTCTGAATCCCATACGTATATCATAATCCATTTCTCTTCTATGGGCCTCTCCCCAGTCCCCACGAGTAATGGGCATATCAGGGCTCCATCCAGTAGCCATAAAGGATCTGTACATGTCCCTCCATCCGCCTCCGACACGCTCAACAGCCATCTGCGCGTCTTCAGAAAATCTTTGAAGCCCCATAACAGCAGTACCAAAGGCAGTGTTGGCATGTGTTGATATTTGTTGTTGGGCGTTTTCTATCGCGCCAATCGGGGCGGCCATCATAGCTCCCATTGTAGGTGCACTAAATGTGCCACCGGCTTGCATCGATTGACCAATTTCCTGGCGAACTTGTTGTAGCTGTGCGCTTAGATTAGAAGTATCTACATTTACACGATAAGTTATTTCTTCTTCGGGATTAGCCCCGATATCACTGAATAAGGGCATTATTTTCTACTTTCACTTTTTTAAAATTAAATGACTTCATATCTTTTAGTAAGTCTTCATTCTTTTTAACAAACTTACCTCTAGATTTAACTCTATCTGGACGTATAAGATCGTTATACTTTGATAGTAGTTGGTTAAGCTTATTCATTCCGGTAGAATCTTGCTTGTCGGTTAGGATAGCAGACAGCAACAACTGAAACTGCATAGTTTCCAGCCCTTCCTTTCGTTGCTTTTCATTTATTAAAACAGCCTCTCGTAGAGAATCAGGTTCAACATTAACCCCATCAAGGATTAATTGGACTCGCTTTCTGTTGATGGGGTTGTGGTAAAATTTTCATCTAGATTCTCGGCGTTGAGTGCAGCACGAACTTCTTTGTCGAACTCTTGTCGAACTTGTGTAATCGCGTCGACTACAGCCACTGGTAGCTCTTTAAGAAAGTCTAACGCTTTATCCGGATCCTCAAACTTCATTTGTTTTTTCGGACTAGAATATTGTTTTAACATATAAGCCAATGTAACCAGTGTGTTATTTCGTAGAAACTGTACGTATGTATCAGAATCTTTAGATTTTTCGTCTATCTCTAACTGCTCTTTGGCAGTTAAGCTTTTTAGTACAATTTGCACCTTATCGTTTAATATCGAAGCCTGCTTTAATGCGTAATTATGTTCAAACAGGTCATTCAGTATTTGTTCGGTTGTCTTATTCATAAATCTCCTTTGAATTTTATTTGATATTTTATTATAATAAATATACTGATTAAAATCAACTATATATTCTGGTATAAGAACTGTGAGAAGAATCTAACCAAATTTTTTTATGATAAAACTCTCAAACCAGGCCCTGCTTACCGACCTGTCAAATATTGAAAAATCGGACATTAAAAGCGCTTTAACGATCACTAACCCAAAGTTTAGCGTTGCAATGTCGTTGGGTAAGAACGTTATGGGCATATCTAAATATACGTATTATTTTAAAGATACGCAAGAGGGTCTAGTGATTCCAATAGGATATGGCATTTCGTTAAAAGACAACTATTTGGCTCATCATGATATTGAAGATTATCGCGTTGAGTCTCCTGATTTACTGGACATTGAGTTCAGCGGCGAGCTTAGGGAATACCAAAAAGGTCCGGTAGATTTTATTTTAGGCAACACTAATGGGGTTATACAGGCCCCAACAGGTACTGGAAAAACTGTGATCGCCATAGCTGCGATATGTAAGAGGAAACAGCCCACTTTAATTTTGGTGCACACCCTAGAGTTAGCGAACCAGTTTGTGGATAGATTAAAAGCTTTCACAAATATAAGAGACGTTGGATTCATCGGAGATACTCGAAAGATTATTAAGCCGGTAACAGTTGGATTGCTACAGTCTGTTACCAAGATGGACCCAACGGAATTAAATAAAACTTTCGGACAAATATTTGTAGATGAAGCACATATTATTCCGGCCAATACTTTTGCTGCTGCTATCGCTCGACTAAAGGCTAAATATAAGTGGGCGCTAGGGGCTACTCCCGAAAGGACGGATGGATTAACAAAGATTATATTTTGGTTAACGGGTATGAACCACTATATTGTAGATGATACTGATGTTAAAAGTTCAATAGTGATACCGGAATTAAAGGTCATTAAAACAGACTATTTTTTTCCTATATTTGATTCTTCGGAATACACACAAATGATATCACACCTTTCCGAAGATGATGCTCGAAATAATCTAATACTTGATACATACAAGGACTATAAAGACCGGCAAGTAGTTATGCTGTGTCAGCGCCAATCCCAGGTAAAATGGTTGCACGAGAATATACAAGGCTCACGTATGTTAACTAGCAAAACTCCTAAGGCACAGAGGAAGAAAATTATGAAAGAATTATCCTCCGGTAAATGCAAAGCTGTGATATCCACTATACAATTATTTTCTACAGGTATAGACGTGCCATCGTTGGATGCGCTATTTATTTGTGCTCCAGTTAAATCAAAAATATTAGTCAAGCAAATGGCTGGACGAATTATGCGACCATTAGCAAATAAAAAGAAGCCTATTATTATAGATTTTTACGATGACAAGGTAGAGATACTGAAATTTCAATTTTATAATAGAAACCGAACTCTCAAAAAGATCATAGGAGCATAGAATGTCTTATAACATTTCTTTGTGGAAAACTAAAAAAATAAAAGACCTAGTAGTTCCTCTAGCTATGTTGTGCCCGGATAATCAAAAACGCCCGGTGCTCATAGACTTCGATACCATGATGATCGAAATAACTGATCTGTGTGAATTGTGCTCAATAAAAGGGGTTATACTGCCCAACAAACAAATGCGCGTAGCTGAGATATATTTACGATATGAAGGCTCAGGATCGGTCTATAATGACATATTGGTACCAACATTACAGAATAGCTCCGGATTTTTAGAAGCTTTCTTGGTGTGGGAAAGCGGGGATGAGATTGTAAGGTTAACCGTTAATAATGGGGAGGTCAAGCATGAAAAGATTGAACTATAGAGTAGGATCAATCGTAATCTGCAAAAATCATGACAATCGCATAGGAATAGTAACCCGTATATCTGATTATGATGGGCCTCACGGAATATTTATTGAGGCCCACACAGAATTAGAAAAATGGGTTGATAATGACTTAGAAACAATTGGGCATATAGATTGTTTTACTAAATCACCCGAGGACAACGATCTATATGAGCTACATAGACTCAGTAACTTTATAGAGAACAGAATACAACAACTTAATTATCACAAACAACGTAACCCAGGACCACACCCACAACTAGATTTACTGGAGGACAAATGAAAAATTTCATGTTCTTGATATCATTTATATGTATAGGCTTTGTAGTATTATGGGGCACAGTTGAAGCACTACTGTCCTCTGTATTATTAACTGTTATTTTCATAATAGGGCTAATAGCCTTTTACATAACCTACACAATAGCTAAAGGAGAAAGAATCTATGAAGATCCCTGAATTAGAAATGGCGCGCGTATGCGCCTACTGCAAGTTTTTTGTGGCAAGAAAAAGAGAATGCAAGCTGCCCGGAGTAACTAATAAGACAGATGAAACCCGAAAAGTACATCCGTTTTTTACATGTGAAGGGCACCTTTGGAAATCCAGAATTAAAATCGAAGGCTTTAAACATCGATACGGAATAAAAACACCAGATGAATTCACATAATAAAGTATTTGAAAAATTAAATGATCTGGGAATCAAAACGTACTACTCTGGTAGTTGTATTTATTACAAGGTTTTATCAATGCCCATTGATTATTATGATGTATTAATAGTCAATGACACTAACGTTTCAACGCATGAACATCTGGAGAAAGTCCTAGGCAAAAACTATCCTAAGCTTATTACTATAAATAAGGAAAACCATAAATTTATAGATTGTGGAAATGATTTATATGGGTACTTAACCTCTAGGGACTTTTCAATAGATTCTATAGCAGTCGGAACGCTTAACTCTGAGATACACGACCCCATGAGAGGGCTTTCGGATATCAGGCAAAGATTGATAAAGATCAATGATCGCAAACTCTTTTTAAGCAATCCGGAATTAATGCTCAGAGCTGTTAGTCTAGCTTCACAACTAGGGTTTGTTTTAAATACCGATACTTGGATATTAATTTACGATTACGCTAGTTTAGTGCAATCCGTAAGCCCAGAATATATACGGGATGAACTGATTAAAATAGTTATGTCGGAAAAACCTTCCGCAGGGATTAAAATGTTAAAAGATTCTGGACTATTAGAGTACATTATCCCCAAGTTACATTTCAGCGACTCTGTGGTGCAGAGCAAACGAGATGGCGTTACTAACGTTTTTGATCACACTATGTATGCGTTAGATAATACACCAACTGATTTGGCTATACGCCTTACCATATTATTTCATGATATCGGGAAAGCGGACACCATGCAGATAACTTCATCGGGACAGATTCACTTTTTTGGGCACGAAGTCACCGGTGCCGAAATAGCTCGAAAAACCTTAACGGATCTAAAATTCAATCCCGAACTGGTCGATAAGGTTAGTCATTTGGTTAAACATCATATGTTTGATATTGATCCTAAAATGACTAGCCGCGGAGTTAGAAGGCTGATTAAAAGAGTTGGGGCTGAGCATATATGGGACCTGTTAAAGGTAAGAGAGGCGGATCGCCAAGGAAGCCCAAACAAAATTAGCATGAAAAAGGTGATTAACCTCAAACGAAAAATACGAAAGGAACTAGAAGATTGGACCTAGTAGCCATATTATTTATTATATTAATTCTAACCTGTATCGGTACGTTGATCTATTCATTAGTTCGATTGAAAAGACTATCCATACGGGCCAACGCACTACAGGATGAAATTAAGGAACTGCGAAGCAAAAAACGTTCCGTTGAAAGTAAACACGGAATGGCGGTAGAACACTTCATACCTTTTATGAAGGACTATCCGTATAATGTCAATGATTCGCACTTTCTTGGGAGGCCAGTGGACTTCGTAGTATTCGAGGATGAAGAGGTGATCTTTTTAGAAGTTAAGACTGGTAACTCAAAACTTTCTACTAAACAAACCAAAATTAAAAAACAGATCGAGGAGGGAAAAGTCCGCTGGGAAGAAATAAGGATATCTGCCAATAATATTTGATTTTTAATTAAATTATTAGTATAATTAACTTATGATTGATTTTAAAAAATATGTCGGCAAGCCTGTGATTTTAGTCACAAATTTCACGGACGACATCTCCAAAATTTATGGTATAAGAACAGAGAGGCTACACTTGTGTAGCTTTAAAAATCAGTGGGCGATAGTTCGGGATTTAACCGAAAAGGATTTGAAGGACGAAGATTTTGTTGATTGGCTCAACAACATGTGGCCCGACGAGAAAAAACTCAAATTGTTTTTACGCTACCATAAGCGCACTTAACCACAACTAACAATGAAAATTCGAATTATAGGTTCGAGTTCTTCTGGGAACTCTACTTATATATTTAATAATGATACACATATTCTAGTGGATGCCGGATTATCTGCCAAAAAGACTATCGAAATAGCTGGTAGAAAATCCTTTGATGCGTTGTTCATAAGTCATGAGCACTCGGATCATATCAAAGGCATGAAGCCACTAATGAAAAAGACTGACCTATCTAGAATATATATAAACTCACGAATAGTCGAGCAAAAATTCCCGGAATTAAAAGATGACCCACGTATACAAGACCTTATAGAAGGCACCACAATAAGCGTTGGGTCAATGGAGATTACACCATTCAGTACCAAACACGATAGCATATACTCTTTGGGGTTTGTTATCAGTGATGAGAATACTAAGCTTGGCATATTAACCGATACTGGAAGTATTAGTAAAGTAATTGAAAACGCACTAAGGGACTGCGATTCTTTAATCATAGAAACTGACTACGATGAAAAACTATTAAGGGAATATGAACATTATGACCAACTACTGAAAGAACGAATAACTAGTAACTTCGGTCATTTGAGTAATCGTCAAGTAGTAGAATACTTGCAGTCAGTGGATCTGGATGCTAAAAAATCTATTATTTTAGGACACCTATCTCCAAGAACTAACCGCCCTGAAGTATTAGAGGGCCATTTAAAAACAGCATTTGATAACCGTAAGTTTATAATAGCCTCCGAAGGGCTAGAGGTAGAAGTATGATCCGCCACGTAACATGGAAGAAATCAGTTTATACTTTAAGAGGACAAGAAATGGATAAGGCTCAGCTTGACGAGTCTCAGCCTTATAAAAAAGCCAAGGTCTACGTAGCCGATGATAAAAGTATTATATTTGAACTCCATGACGATAAGATTAAATTTCGAGTCGGTAGAGACACCAAATTAGGCACTATTAAAGCATTGGCCAAATTCGCGATTAAGAACCAAAAACCTTTAGAATTAATTGACGCGCCTATGAACCAACTGTTCGCTGTGGACAAGATGGTTGTTCTAGTAAATGATACCTTGGCAACTTGACTTTTTCTAAAAAATTTAGTATAATTGATAAACCAAATAATTAATGTCACTTTTTGAACAGGCAAACCTAAACACTCCAAACGTACCACCAGCTTATAAATATTCTAGACTAGTATTTGATATTGAAACAGTTCCACAAGATTCACTGTCAAGTTTACAGCAGGAATATTTAGATAAAAAATTTGCTAGAAACTCGGACAGAGGTATAAACCACGGACTAGAAGAAGCGGAACATAGGCGTAAAATATGCAGCCTAGATGCTTACCTGGGAAAAATAGCGTGCATAAGCGTGTATTTTCCGGATGGTCCAGAAGAATATAATTATGCCGAGCAAAACGAAGCAAACATACTTGAAAGCTTTTGGAAATTGATAGATGGGTATAATGATGGTATATTTATATCGTATAATGGTAGAGGTTTTGACATCCCTTTTATAATAAGGCGTTCCATTGTACATAAGATTTTACCTACAAACCCAAACTTTCTTAATTATACAAAATACAATCCCTTCCCACCACACTATGATTGTTTACTAGAACTCTGTGGTAGGGATATGTATATGAGCCTGGAACAGGCTTGTGAGATGTTAGGGATAGAAAGCCCTAAAGATGGAGAAATTACTAATTCAACAGTACACATAGCTTATGCAAATGGACAATTCAATAAAATAGCTGAGTACTGTGCCCGAGATTTAAAGGCAACTTATCAAGTATTTCAACGAATTAAGAAATACACACCAATAAATAATAGATAACCAATAACATACATGAGTTTGTTTAGATCCGCAGTGGACGAAGATAAAAGGCTAAAGCTATTTTTATTCGGACCCAGCGGAGTAGGGAAAACGATTACGACGCTATATTTTCCAAATATAGCTCTTATAGATTTAGATGGTGGCACTGATCACTATGCTAAACACTTTGAATTTAAACGTCTAAAAACTTCGGACATTGATACGATTTATCAAGCAGTTGATGAGTTAATTAATGATCCTGGAGAGATAAGAACGTTTGTTCTCGATAGTATGACTCGATTCTATGACCTGTTACAAGATAAACATTTGAGAAGGCTACGAGTCAAAAAAGGAAATCCGAATTACACATTACAACCAGCAGATTATAAGGTTATTAAATCCGACTTAAAAATGTTGATTAATAAGCTTATTGCTTTAGACATGAACGTTGTTATAACAGCGCAATCCAAACCGGAATATGATAGCTCCGGCGGGGAGTTCATGAAAATCGTTGGTCAGACATCGGATTCTCCTAAAGAGGTTCCGTATTTAATGGACACGGTTCTGGAGTTACAGGTTGCTCCTGATGGAGAATCCCGTATCGCCAAAACGATCAAAGATAGAACCAACACACTTCCTCGAACATTTGAGTTTACGTATGATCAAATGGTAAGTTACTTTGACATGGATAAACTAAAGAGGAAAGCTAAAAAAGAGGTTGCGCAAGAGAAACTTAGCACTGGAGCGCGACGTACTACTGAAATTGTAGTGAATGGTGAAAAGCTTATGAGTGCCGGTATTACTACCGAAACTTATGGGAGGATATTAAAAGTAGTAAAAGAGAAGGATCCGAATATAATAAGAGATAAACTTACAGAAGATTATTCTGTATCGAATATATTGGATCTACGTGAAGACGAAGCTAAGTTATTCTTAGAAGACATAACCAATTCATAAAATGAAGTTCAACTTCAACGAAATAAAAAGCACTTCTTTTGATTCATTGCCAGAAGACCGTTATCCTGTGGTAATCGATGACGTGGAGTTACGCAAAACAAACGACGGGCAAAAACAAATGTTAGCAATAACATACACTGTTACCGCCGGAAAATATGAAAAGCGTAAGGTATGGGATAATATAACCCTTACCGAAAACTCACTTTGGCGAGTGAAACAACTACTTGAAGTAGTTGGCAGCGATCTTGCGGATAAGCCTGGAGTAGGTATTGAGCAAATCGTGAAGGAATTAAAAGGGAAAACTCTCGATATTTATACCGAGCCGGATACTACTAACACTGGTAATCCGACGAATAAAGTGCGAAAGCTCTTTCCATCTAGTGCTAATGTTTCAGCAGGACAGTCAGCAAACGATGTCCCAGATTGGATGAAAGACTAATTAAATCAGGCCGGGCTAACCACCCGGCCTTTTTTATTTAATCTTCTAATCAACCTAAAAGATGCATAAATCTGTATTTAAAGACAGGATCACCCATACCGAGATTAAGAACCTGGTTACATTTCTGTCTTACCACTTGAACTACATTCCGTACGAAATACCTAAAGTCAAAATCGCTAAGACAGCTAAGCACTTTGCAAAGCTATGGTATCAATACGAGACTGTTACGGACGAGTGGATTAACGAAATTAATACGAACATAGACGCATTCTATGACCATATAAACAAAGTAATTGTGTTTCAGGGTTTTGCGTACGTCGATAGAATTGAAATACCAGACGTGTACATTATCCCAATGGCGACCGTTATTCACGAGCTAATACACTTCTTTCAAGTGGAGAGCGGTGGATATGGATCGTATCAATTTTTATATGAGGGAACTAACGAATTCCTTTCGGCGTTCTTAACAGGGGATTTTACTATTGATTACCCCAAAGAAATGGTGCATGCATTTAATTTAATTATGGAATGCAACTATCACGATTTCTATAGTGCTGTACATTGGATAAAGAAATTTACTGTGCATTCGAATAAGAATATGTTTACGCATAGAATGTTGAAAAACAGCCCTTTATATAGTAAGTATAGACCCTCTAACTTGCTACGTAAAATAGACGATGGTAACCTAAACAAAATTGACAATCCAGAAGTGGTCCAAAGCTTAAAAAAGTATGGGCTAGCGAAAATTAGAAACCTAATTAACAAAAACCGTCAATTAATTATTTATTAATCATGACCAAATTTAAAGTTTTAATTGGATGTCCAGGATGCTCAAGCACCGGAAAATGGCGGTTTGCATACTGTAAATGTAAGGAATGCAAACGGCAAAGCAAAACGACCTCAGTGAGGAAATGCAAGGTATGCAACGGCCAAAAGAAAATTACATTAACCAAATACTATAGACTTTTGGGCAAAGATCCAAAGAATATTCTGGACTTTGAGCGAAAAATCACATTGAGGAATGCCTAGAAAAAAGACATTATCGGGGCTTTTGCGGTCCTTGAAAGTAGAGGAGTTTACAGGTGAAAATGGAGTAGTTGGTTGGCGATATAAAAAAATACCCAAAGAATTATTATTAAAGAATCCGGAGCACATTGGCGCTGAAGTAAGAATGGCTCAACAGCCCGGGTCAAAATCCGCTAACGTCACCTTAAAAGTTACTGGATTTTCAAAAGCCCCTAATGATAAAACAATAGTTTACCTTTTGTCCCCAGAAATAGGCTTTCGAGCTTGTTACTCGGATCAAGTCGTAGTAATCAAACACAAACCAACAGAAGAAGATGAATAAAGAACGTACATCAGCAGAAATAGCTGCTGATAATATACGAGACTACATTGTTAATGTTAGTCGTGCATTTAATTCATTTAAAGAGAGTTTGAGAACCCTTATAACCGCAGCAACTAAAGATATAATTAAGAAAGAAAACGAAGAATGAGGATTGCAATTGTCGGAGATTTGCACGGATATGTAGATAAACTATCTCAAATCCCTGGCGACATTGACTATCAAATACAAGTAGGGGATCTGGGAGTATTTCCGGATCCCCAGCTTGCTGATGACAAGAGTAAAGAGAAAGGGAGTGCGTATGGATTCCTACCTTATTACAATCGAGAAAAATACATTAAAATTCCCACCTACTTTATCCGCGGTAATCACGATGATCAAAAATATTTGTTAAGCTTGAACGAAGTAAAGCAAATAATTCCTAACTTATATTATATTCCCGATGGACATTGCGCAGAAACAGATAATTTTGTCATTATAGGTTTCGGTGGCGTATATTCCCCAAGAACATGGGGGATGCAACCTAATCAACGTTCCGGGCATAGGTTAAATCATTTTACGCGCGTAGACCACAGACGCGCGATGAATACCATTGCAAGATATAAATATACTAGTAAAGTAAAGATATTCATCGCCCACGAAGCACCTCCACACGGTACACGTGGGTGGGGATGTAGTGAAATACAACAACTTGTGGACGAATTTGATCCTGATATTGCTCGTTTTGGGCACTATCATTATGCATACACATTTCCCGACAAAAATTATAAAATAGTTCAAAAATATGGCTTTGAGATTATTGACATTTAATGAACTATTTATTATAATTAATTCCCATGGAAAAACTCGAAGGCCTGGTAAAAAAGGCCAACCTAGATTATAGAATAAAAAAAGTAGCAATAGTACAAAAGATCGAGACTCCCATCGTAATGACCTCAGAAGGGTTGGTAATGAAACCGTCCACAGTTGATTTTTTCGGCTGTGTTGGAGGTAGAGCTATTGCATTTGATGCGAAAGAAACTAAAAATAAAACTAGTTTTCCTCTCAGTAATATACATCAGCATCAACTAGACTTTTTGGATTATTGGAGTGAGTGTGGCGGTATCGCATTTTTCCTAATACATTTTACATCTTTGTATAAGGATAAGGCGTTTATAACACCTCTAAGCAAAATACATCAGTATTGGGATAATCCAAAGGGGAGAAAGAGCATACCAATCAAAGATTTCAATTCTGATTGGTTAGTTGAAATTAATAATTACCTTAACCAGTATATTTAAATGAGTCCGAGCAGTTTCAATTCATTATTTGGAAAGGCCGTCAGTCTTAGAATACTAGAGGGCAAGAACATTATATCTTTATGTGGGATATTGTCAAAGTCATCATTAGATAGTATAAACATGGTGGCATTAAAACCACTAGCAGACGACGATCCTTCTAAAGATTTAGAAATTTTTAATCCAGTAATCGTGACAGAACACATACCGAAAAATTCTATAATTAGAATATCGGAACATCACGAAATAGACGAACAAACAATAAATTATGTCAAAAGCACAAGAAGCCAAACAAGCACCGAAGAAGAGTACGCGCAAAAGGACCAGCGCAGCAAAACAGCCCACGGTTAAAATAAAAGTTAAAAAGCTGAATAACGATGCGCAGTTACCAAAGAAAGCATATCCAGAAAGCGCTGGATTTGATATAACTGCGTCGGTAAAAACTATTGCATCCGGACTATCTACTGCTGCAATACCTACGGGATTAGCTATGGAAATTCCAGAAGGTTATTTTGTACAAATTAAGGATCGTAGTGGATTAGCGCTAGACGAAAAAACATTCGTAAAGGCTGGCACTATAGATTCAGATTATCGAGGCGAAGTAAAAATCATATTAGGCAACGCTGGAGATTTTCCAGTAACTATTGAAAAAGGACAGCGTGTTGCCCAGTTTACAGTTGAGAAAGTAACTGACGCTGAGATAGTTGAAGTAGACAAGTTATCCGAAACTAAACGCGGTGAAGGAGGACTTGGTTCTACTGGTAAGTAAGGTGAAAGGCGATGATAGATGGCAGTAGAATTCAAACTATCTAATAATTTTTTAAAAGAATTTGAAGGCTCCCAACCTAAATGGGGGCCTTTAGGTTACATGGTTTATAAACGAACATATTCTAGAAAAGACAATGGACACTCAGAAGAGTTTCATCAGACGCTACAACGAGTAGTAGAAGCTGCGTACACTATTCAACGAGAACATTGTGATAAATACAAGCTTCCGTGGAACGCGCATAAGGCGCAGAAGAGCGCGCAAGAAATGTATAGACGTATGTGGGAATTTAAGTTCCTACCGCCTGGCCGTGGTTTATGGGCCATGCATTTACCTCTAATACGTGCTAAAGGCTCTGGGGCTTTAAATAATTGTTTTCAGTATAATACTGAGATAATTACATCTGAAGGAATTAAAAAGATCGGAGATCTAGCCGGAAGTAGTGCTGAACTACTAAGTGAAAATGGGCAATGGATTGCCGCTCCCATAAAATCTTTTGGAAACCAAACGTTATGGAAATTAACTCTTACTAGATCTGGAGTAGAAAAAATTATATATACTACCGAAGACCATGAGTGGTTTACAAAAGACAGGCGTAATCCATATAGAAAATCAAACAAGTGGATAAGAGTTAAAACTAAAGATTTGCGCCCAGAAAAGCATAGATTAAGATATGCATTTGGACAAGGTATCAAAAATATAACTCCGTCTACGTTTGGGATAGCGCACGGCATTTCTTTTGGAGATGGGTCTCAAGTTCCAGGACAAAAAAATTCTAACCACATAATTCTTTGTGGGGAGGAAAATGCATGTTTAAAGAAATACTTCAATAATAACGAATCTCAAAAATCATCTGGTTTAAATATTAAAATAACTGGATTACCCAATTATTTTAAAAAGTTACCTAATATAAATGAAACCAAGTCATATTTATATGGGTGGTTAATAGGTTATTTTGCTGCAGATGGAAATTGTAGCAGTGGATCTCCTGAGATAGACTCTTATAATAAAGAAAACATACTATTTATTAGAGAAGTATGCTCTATTCTGGGAATAGGTACTTATTCAATTATTTCAGAAACAAGAAAATCTAATTTAACAGGAAGAAATCACACTTGCTATTCTATTAAACTGATGAGGCAACATTTATCTGAAGATTTCTTTTTACTCGATCATCATAAAAAATCGTTTATAAAAAACTATACGGATCAATATCAGTATTGGTCGGTAAAGTCAGTTGAAAAAACTAATCAAATAGAAGAAGTATTTTGTGCTATTGTTCCTGAAAAACATGCGTTTACTTTAGCCGATAATATATTAACTTCAAATTGTGGATTCGTAAGCACAAACGAGCTAGATACTAGTTTCTCCGCTCCCTTTACGTATATGATGGATTTCATGATGTTAGGAGTGGGCGTTGGTGCTGATACGGAAGGTGCTGGGAAAGTAACAATCCGTCCTCCGAAACTAATTGATGGTACTTTCGTTGTAGAAGATACACGCGAAAGTTGGGTTTCTTTATTGGAAATTTTACTAGAATCATTTCTAGGAAAGCAACTTCCCAAGCTAGTAGACTTTTCAAGGATACGTGCTGAGGGCGAACCAATTAAAACCTTCGGGGGAACCTCATCTGGACCAGGCCCTTTAAAAGCTTTGGTTGACGATGTAATAAAAGTGTTATGTAAAACCGATAATCGATTTAAAGAGAACTATCCCAAAGAAGACGTCATGGATATCAGTTCTTTAATAAAGGAATTTGAGCCATATGAAATATCTTCTACTCAGATAGTTGATATATTTAATCTAATTGGGCGTTGCGTTGTAGCCGGTAATACGCGGCGAGCTGCAGAGCTAATGATTGGCTCACCCTTTGATAATGAGTTTATAAAGTTAAAACAAAACGAATATAAACTAAGTCATCATAGATGGGCCAGTAATAATTCAATAGCTGTTAAAGTTGGCATAGATTATTCTGTATTTGCACAAGATACTGCGGTTAATGGAGAACCCGGGTATGTATGGTTAGATAACGCACGAAGATATGGACGATTAAAAGATGGAGAGAATTGGAAAGACCGAAGGGTCATGGGATTCAATCCATGTTACGCGAAAGACACATTAATAGCAGTAGCAGACGGTAGAAATGCAGTTAGTATAGAACAATTAGCAAAGGAAGAAAAAGACGTTCCAGTATATTCCTTAAATAAGACAACAGGATTAATTTCAATTAAAATGGGAAGAAATCCAAGAATAACTGGAACAGCTCAAAAATTAATTAGAGTTCATTTAACCGACGATAACTATTTTGATGTAACTCCGAATCATAAATTTATCAAAAAGGATGGAGTTGAAGTTGAGGCAAAAGATTTACAGCCTGGGGATAGTTTATCTCCGTTTAAAAAGCGATTAGCGAAAACCAGTAAAGATAGTAAATTATATTACCTACTACATTTGGATGCTAATAATCCAAAAAATAGTCGCATTTTCGAGCATCGTATTATTACAAAATATTTTTATCCCGAAGAATGGAATCAAAAATATAAAAAAGAACAAGAAAATGGTTGGATTAAAGGCGGACTTGCTGTACACCATAAAGACTATGATTCATTGAATAATTCTCCCGAAAATTTAGAAATCATGTCATTTAAAGAGCATACAAAATTGCACGCTCAGGTAGATACTCAAGGTAGCAAAAATGGAAGATTTTCTGGATATTCGAATGATGATTTAAAGAAGTATGCACTGGAATTAACCAAATCTTTGGGACGTAAATTTAGCGTAAAAGAATGGAACCAATTTGCGAAAGAAATTGGAATTCCTTCACAATTTTCGAAATTTAGAAGAGATAGTTTAGGTTCCGAAAAGCAATTAGCTCTCTGGGCCGCAAATGAATGTGGTTTTGAAAATCAGGATTTAGATCCTAGAACCCTAAGATTATACCAAAAAGCATTAGAACAGGGATATACTGCAAAAATTGAGGATGAAAAGGTATTTGTTGAAAGAGCTTGTGAAATTTGTAAAAATAATTTCTACATAAACTATCAAAGCCGTGAACAAGCTTTCTGTAGTACAGCATGTTCTAATAAATATCTGAATTCTAAAGAAAATGCCATAGTATATCAGAAACGATTTAAGCGGCAGAAAGAAGTACTTAGAAAAAATATCGAAAAAACAAAGATAGAACAATTACGTGTATATTCTGACCTAAAATATAAATTACAAAAAGATCCTTTAAAAACCGAATGGGAATCCGAATGTAAAAAGCAAAAAGTTCCCATAAGATTCGCTGGATCTAAAAATTCTTTTAAAGAATATAAAGAACTAAAACAAGCTGCAGAAAATTATAATGCGCGAGTAAAATCTATAGAATATTTAGATGGGTTACATACAGTCTATAATATTACAGTAGATGATAATCATACTGTAGCTATAGTGAATCAAAAAAAACATGATAGTGGAAATTACGAATATACTGGCATTAATGTGGCCAATTGTGGGGAGCAATCCCTAGAGTCATTTGAGCTTTGCAATTTAGTAGAAGTAATGTTACCAAATCATAGTTCTTATGAGGATCTAAAAACTACATTGAAATATGCATACTTATATGCGAAAACAGTAACACTAATTCCAACCCACGATGAGCGTGTCAACGCAGTTATGATGCGTAATCGTAGAATAGGTACAAGCTTAACAGGCATAACTCAAGCCTTTCGTAAGTTTGGAAAACGAAAAACATTGGGTTGGGCAGACGAAGGATACGAATATTTAAAATCTTTAGATAAACAATATTCTGATTGGTTGTGTATACCGCGGTCAATAAAACTATCAACTGTCAAACCATCTGGTACTGTCAGTTTACTTCCTGGAGTTACTCCAGGGATACACTACCCACACTCAGAATATTATATAAGAAACGTTCGTATTGCTTCTAATAATCCTTTAGTAAAGGTATATGAGAATGCGGGTTATCCCGTAGAAGCAGACATTTATTCACCAGGAACTTCTGTTATTAGTTTTCCTATAAAGGAAGATAACTTTATCAAAGGTAAAGATGAAATTACAATATGGGAACAATTGGAAAATGCAGCTCAAATGCAATATTACTGGTCAGATAACTCTGTCAGTATAACAGTTACATTTAAGCCGCAAGAAGCCAAAGAAATAAATGAAGCTTTGCAGTTGTACGAGACTCGATTAAAATCGGTTAGCTTTTTGCCGATCCTAGAGCACGGGTATAAACAGGCTCCTTATATAACAATTACTGAAGAAGAGTATAACAAAATGTTGAAAAAACTAAAAATAGCTCCGATTAAACCTATAGCGGAAGATGTGGGTAAATCGGAAAACTTATACTGTGAAAGTGATTCATGTGAATTACCGGAGATAAAAAAATGAGGATGATCGCTAAACATGCGAAACAGGAATCCATCTATAAGTTCTTTGATATGGATCTTATTGAACTTAACGATGGCAAATCCGTAATAATGATAAGTTGGGGACAGACGACATTAGATTCTGATGGAACCGACTTTGTTATACAGAAACCCAAGCCAGCGATTGGCCCCGGACCCCATGAGGAAATAATAAAAGCGTTCCAAGAAAAAGTAGCGCAAAGACGGGAAATGGGTTATGAAATTTATGATGAGAAAAACCAAGACAAGTAGCAGATGGACGTATTAAATCTTAAATTAGGTGGTAGTCGTAAAACAGTAAAAATCGAAAACGTATACACTAAAACTCTAGAAGATGGTAGTGAACGGCTGTATTTCGATACTATCGCTGAAGATGGAGTTAAATATAAAATTAATGAAGTCTTCATAAAAGATCACAGTGGAGAGATAAAGGTAAAAGGTCTATGGTTAAATTATGATACTGATCGACAGATATTGTACACTAGTACACTCGGCAAGCTGTTGCAATATTTAAAGGCAGCATCACTTGCTGATCTGGTCGGTAAGGAAATATTAATACAACCAAAAGAGAATAACTTCATGGCAATAGTTTGCTATGAAGAGCAATAAGTAAAATCAAGTTTAGTGGGCCCGTTAATTCGGGCCCCTAATTTGCTTTTTAATTAAAATTTTATTATATTTTAGAATGGCCACGTAGCTCAGTTGAAAAGAGCGCTCGGCTACGGACCGAGAGGTCGAGGGTTTAAGTCCTTCCGTGGCTTCTAAAAGAATAGGCGTGTAGCTCAACCGGCAGAGCGCAAGGCTTTGGACCTTGAGGTTGGTGGTTCGAAACCATTCACGTCTGCAAGGGTACTCAGTGACGGCGGTGCGTCACTAAGACGTTTGTCTGGGGTTCCGGTTAGGCCAAGAGCAATCCCGGCGCTTGTTGGGGTGATATCCTCTAACAGTGCTATAAAAACATCAGACAGCCGAGCGACGTGGCAGTACCCCTACCTAAGACTCATCACTCCATTTGGGTGAAGGAGATCGAGCAACGTTGAAACTATGTTTTGGCGTTGCTTGCATATAGATAAATTAACCCGCGGGTAGGGCGCTAAGCGTCCAATGGCTAGTCGCTCGCGGGTTATTATTCCATCTTAGCTCAACGGTAGAGCAGCGCGCTGTTAACGCGCAGGTTTTAGGTTCAAATCCTAAAGATGGAGCTTTAACCAATAACAAAAAATGCCGTATAAAGATAAACAACAAGAGTACCAACGAAGGTGGGTAGCTAAATAATAAATGGGTTTATTGTATGAGACTAGCGGTTGTATTGCTGTCACTGGTGCTTGGAGTAGTCGGAGGGGTAGATGATGTTCCGCTTCATGTTGAGATTACTAAACCATCGACAAATAATGTAATCGATTCTGTTTACTTTTTTGTGGACTACGTTGGTAGTATTGAACCGGACTCTGGGTGGGTGGCAGATAGCTCGTTTGCTATACGGGGGAAATTTCATTCGGATGGGCCCTATGCTTTAGAAAGGTACGAAGGACTTCTTTCTGTTGTAGGTGGTACCTACAGGGTATATAGTAAAGTGTGGCTGCATAACCCGTATATACATCTATGGGCAAAAAATTATACGGAGTTGCGGGAGGTGCGGTCTAATGTAATTGAGTTTACTATTGTGGCGTTAGATCCAATACCACCACCCCACGTAGTTTCAATTTTGCCAGTAGACGACGTAGTGGTGTTATGGGGGACACCTGCGGCTGAAGTACCGTTGGTAGATTCTACAATAATGGTGGACAGTCGAGATGTACCGCATATTGTTAGACTAGAGTGGACGATTGCTGATTACGATTCGAGCGTCGTGGGGGATTATGATGCTGTTGGGGTATTTGAGCTGCCAGATAGCGTTGTACAGTCAGATCCGCCGGTAGCGCTGGTAGTTGGGGCGGTGGTGACCGTGAAAGCTACATCTACTTGGGTAGGGAGCAGTGACTTAAAATTTGAAACTCGGTTGTACCAAAACTTTCCAAATCCTTCCCAAGAGGTTACGACCGTGTATTTTAGTCTAGGGAGGTCCGAAAAGGTTGTTATCGAGTTGTATGACTTCTTGGGTAAGCGGGTTGTAGTGTTAGTGAACGGACATTATAACAGAGGCTTACACACAGTAGATGTTGATTTACGTGGTCTGGCTGCTGGTATTTATTTTTATCGCATGGCTGCGGGGGCTTACAAGGCTGTTAAAACCATAGTTGTAATAAAATAATTTACAGGATCTCTGAAATGAAAATGTTGAAGAAGATACGCGTCGGCATGCCAATGGAGGCGATGAGGTCTCCAAAACCTCGTGAGGTGGGTTCGATTCCTACACGGCGCGCAATAAGCTACGGTAGCTCAGCAGGTAGAGCAGCGCACTTGTAATGCGCCGGTCGGCGGTTCGATTCCGTCTCGTAGCTCACGACGCTGATTCCAAACGGCGAGGAGCGGGACTGCAAATCCCGTGTTAGTGAGTTCGACTCTCACCGGCGTCTCAAGTAATTATAACATTTAACCAAAATTACGCGTGTCAAAATTATTTAAAGGCAAAAAAGTATTCAATGATAAAGAATGGCTATGAGCAAATAGGGCGAAATTTAGGAGTATCTGGAACTGCAGTTAAAAAAGATTAAAAATAAAGGGGTTATAACTTAGTGGCAAAGTACCTGACTTCCAATCAGAGGACTTGAGTTCGATTCTCAATAGCCCCTCTCATTAATCACACTTAATCGGGCGGTGGAAATAGGTGCCTGCCAATACCATACAAGTATTCGGATCATTCGTATGATTCGCACTCTAATTAAGAGGAGTCCCGAGCAGGCAATATGCTGCCGTCGTCTAGTCAGGCCTAGGACTCCGGACTTTCAATCCGGCAACGGCGGGTTCGAATCCCCCCGGCAGTACTAGCTATACCGGGCAATCGCTTGTATTGCAAGAGGAAAGTCAGGACTTCAACGAGCGGGACGAAAGTTCGAAGCAAGACCAAATAGGAGAGCGTAGCTATGCTCGTGCAGCTCTTGGGTGGGTCGCATAGATAAATGATTGCCTCCTCCGAAAGGAGTAGACAGAATCCTGCTTACAGGTATAGCGACATGCCCTCGTAGCTCAGTTGAAAAAGAGCATCGGACTTCTAATCCGAGGGTCGGAGGTTTGAGTCCTCCCGAGGGTACATAAATATTATAGAGGGTTGGCAGAATTGGCTATTGCACTGGTCTTGAAAACCAGCGCCCACTGTGGTTTGGGGGTTCGAATCCCTCACCCTCTGCATATGGAGAGTTGCTAGAGTAGGTAATAGGCCGGTTTGCTAAACCGAGACGCCCGTAGTGGTGCGGTGGTTCAAATCCATCACTCTCCGCAAGGAACAACATGAAACCAACATTAGCAATAATTTCNGACAAGGTGCAAAAGCTCAAATGTTATGTGTATACAATGAGCTTATATAGCACGGGACATTATGTGGGATACGACATCCTTAATGTGGATAGCCATACAATGGATGGAGAATCATTAGATTGCGATCTCCTCTTGGAGGAGAAACTGAAACAAAAATATGGTGACATTAAGATAGAGTATTCT